CATCAGGGCACCATTCGGGATCATGCAATTTATGCCATAAATTAATTTGGTAAATTGCTTCATCCACGAATTGCTTGATTTCATGGGCATCATATTTCGGGACATCTCCAGCAAGTTCCTGAGTCAATTTCTTAAGCAAAGGAATCAGATATAAATCTGTGGCGTCCCAGGAGTTAGGGGTAACTCCCATTGCAATTCCGTACTCCTTCCAATGCCGACCAATATTCTCAAGGAAAGTTCCAAAATATTTCTTAGATAAGATTAAATGCAATAAACTGACAGCTGAAAATAAGCGTGTCTGAGCATTTTCAATTTTGGATAACTTTCGTAACTCATCCTTCAGATACATCACTGCGCAAATTTTGTCAAATCTGCCATGTCGAATATCATCTTCAAATGTTTTCAACAATTCAGTGAGTACTGGAGTTGGTTTTCCTTGACCAGGAGGTCCGTCAATATAACGGGACTTCTTGGATATGGTGGGATCTTCTCCGGTGTCTCCGCAAGAGGTCTTGCGATCAATGGGCTTAATGAAGCGAGCATTCTCAACTCCATTAATAGCCTCATCAATAGTGAGCTTTCGGACAGGATAGGTACACTTCCAGTTTTTAGAATAAGCATCTCCAATTTCTCTGAGGCGATCAGGATTAGGAGCAGGGGGGTCAGGAAATTGCATTTCTGAAAGAGCAACGTCAATAGGTCTCTTGACAATGCGGTCTCCAGTAGCAGGATCAATTCTACGGACAGGTCTAAGGACAGCGGGTCCTTTGATTGGATCTTGTAGAAGACCATGAGCAATTCCTGGCACTATGCTTGATTTCATAGGCTGAAAGAATTTATACGGGTGTTTACGAACCCATTTCCAATGGGTAAGTGGTAATTTAGTAATAGGCTCAGTTCCATTCTGAGATCGAGGAGTATTGAAATAAGCCTCAGCCTCATCAATATCTTCTCTAGTAATAATTGTTCCCCAACCAGTAACATTGCCGCGACCAGCAACGTGAGCTCCGCAAATTTTGCGAGCTTCTTTATTGGCATTAAGGAGAATCATATTATTACAATCTCCATCAACATACTTTCCAGGGTAACGAAGAGATCCTTGAACTACAATTTCCTTTCCATTTGGGCCAGTATAAGCCACTCCGTGAGGTTGATAAGTACAACCGTTCACTTGGTGAAATACAGCTCCAAACTTCTTGTTTTTGTGTTCATTGCGAACATAAATAACTTCATGGAAATCGATTCTTGGAACTTCGGCACGTGTAATAAAGTGCTTTCGAATGTCTGGATAAGGTTGTTCGTGTGGAACTCTGAACCAAGTACGATCTCGAGTCTCATCCTCGAGTAATTCTAGGGTAGAAATTTGAACTTCTTTCCCTTCTGGATGACGTGCATTTGCAATAAGCAAAATGTCATCCATAGAATCTTCAGTAACTTCTTTGAAGAAATGAGTAGGAGCAAATCCAATGTTCTCATGTGTAAAAGTGGCTGATGTATGAACGCGATCTCCACAAGAGAGATTTGCGTACAAAATAGCAGTATTGCCTTTATGAACCATAGATTCAGCAATTTCAACTGCTCCACTTTGAGCACGACGGAAAACAGGTCTAGGAACAGTGCGTTTTTCAGCAACAGTTCGAGTGATTTCTCCAGATGAGCCTCCAGTACCCCATTGAGCTGTAATATTTTTGTATGTAAAATACATACCAACAGCAGCACAAAGGACACCAACTACAGCTAGACCCTTAAGTAAAAGGGATTTAGTAACTGTAAAATAGGCAACATCTTTCTCATTTCCTTCTTTATTAGCCTTCTCTTCTTCCTCCTCAAGAGCTTTGGAAAACTGCAGGGCAGGAATAGGCTTTACTTTTGCACATTCTTCTAAAGATTGTTGAAGGCTAGGTGGAATAGTGAGGCGCAGGGCAAAGTCGTCAGCTTTATCAACATAAGATTTCTCTTCTGGTTTGACTTCTTCCATGCCTTGTGAATCTTTTGGAGCTTCTTCTTTTGGAGGAGCTTCCATTGGAGTGGGAATTTCTTCTTTTGTCTCAACTTGTCCCAAAGCTTCACCATTATGAACAACAGTAACTTTGGTTTTCTTAGCTTGAGCTTTAATATCATCAAAGAAAGAAGCATCTTTTCTTTCACTCCTGATCCATGCAACACGATTCTTCTTAGGATTCATCTTAACAAGCATACGAGCACACAATAGACGATCAACATCGTCAGGTGTAAGATCTGTGGCAATAGTTTGAAAAGTAATAGAATCCACTTGGTCGTAAAGCCAGGCATCTTTGTTGTATCCTTTAGAATCGTCAATCTTTTGACGTTTATTTGAAGGATTAACAACCAAGAATTTGGGATTGATTTTGACTTTAAATGTAAAGTCAATTCTTCCAAGAAAAGCTTCAAGACTCTGGATTTGAAATTGCCCAGGGTTCATTGGAGTTTCTTGATTTGAGGTAAGAACAACCATTGGGGATAGGAAAGGAACGGCGCCTTTATCCGAACTATCAGATTGGATAGGACAGAATCTATTTGTGTTAACACAATTGATGAGCTCTTCAGCTCGTTCAGTTAGTAATTTAACATCTTGATTCAATAACCAATCATCCATTCCGACGACAAATTTGCCAGGATCGTAACCAGCCCAAAATTTCTCTCCGAGTTTACGTTCCCAATACATGTTGTCATTCCAAGGAGGAATGTCTTCTAAAGGAATACCACGAATCTTGTAGAAAGTAAAATCTCGTACAATAGAAGCGTGGTAACAGGTTCCTGTGGATTTTCCTCCAGCAGGACCTCCTACGAAGTGAACACATAGTGGTTCATAACGAGAATCGGCAGTATCAAGAAAATCTTTACAGTATTTTGCAGCTTTCTTAATAGAATCGCATGCTTTGTAGAAACCAGTAAAGTTTCCTTTGGTGTAACCCAAAGCTGTAAGTTCTCTTTGAAGTTCTTCGCCTTTAAGATGTAGTTTTACAATTCGATCAGCTTCATCAAGAGGCATGTCTGAACGTTTTTGAAATTTATTTCCAACGTTATGGACTTCCTCCATGAAATTAGCAGCTGCTTCAAGCCAATCCTTTCCTTCATCAGTAACAAGTGGGCGACCAACGAGCTTGTAAAATATCCAAGCAGCGACAGTCCAAAACCATTTGGAAAAGAACTCCAACGAAGAGACAATAGTCTTGCATGAACCAAGAACACTAGCCCATCCTTTCACAGCATATTCGCGGAAATATTGAGCTTTGATCTCTTCCTCTTGTTGAGGAGTAGCTTTCACCATATTTATGATGATAGGAATTACGATGAACACGGCGAGCACACCAAGTGCTTGACCGATTCCGGATTGGAATCCAATACCAACGAAGGATCCATTAAATGAATTGAGAAGCTGGGAAATGGCTGTAACAACTTTGTCAAAACATTGGGTTATAGAAACCCAACCAGACAAAATAAGAGCATTAGCAATTTGTAAAGCAGCATCTGTGATAGAATAAGCACGAGATGCAAGCCAAATAGTCATTGCGGCTCCTAAAAGTTGATCAACCCAGATAAGCTTTCCATCTTCAGTTTTGGTGACAAATCGTTCCAACAACTTTCTCATAGCTGAAACTTCTGAAACACCTTCCTGAACGCTCTCTTTCGCTTCTTGTAATTCTTTCTCAACATCAGACATAAAATATGTCTTAACAGTGCTAAACATCTGTGCACGTGGCATAGTGTCTTGGCCTGTAATTGCGAGTTTAAGAATATCGGAAACAAAATTTCTGAATTCTTCTTGTGATGGTACTGGATTTTGTTGAGGTTCGACAGTAAAACCGGTTTGATTTGTTGTAGTCATGTTTGTAATAGTAGAAGGGGGGGGTACATCGTGTAAAGTGGCAGTTAGAGGTTTGATCTGATGATCAATATATCCAACTCCTTCTTGATACACAACGCGGTGGACAGTGGGGGACGGAGAAACTAATTTAGGCAATACCTTCTTTAGTGCGACAACGGTACTGTCTAATGGAATTTGAGATAAATAAATCGGCTTCTTAGGCAAAGCTGGATAAATTTTAGGATCTAATTCAATCTTTCCAGTGGAAAGAGCAATATTAGTCTTTCTCTCAAATTTGAGTTTTCTTCGTTCTCCTCTTGATAAAGTTCTACGTTCTTCCTTCGTAATAGTAGGAATGCGAAGGGTGGGTGGTGGTAAGATGACATCATCTTTACGACCAGCTCCACGGGGAACATAGAGTTCACGAATGTAAGTAGAGGGGTAAGTAGCAGTATGAGCAGGTTTATGCTTCTTGGGTCCTTTACCTCTCTTTGTATTTTCGGCGGGTGGGGGCATGGGAATGTTAACACTTCCATTTTCAATGGCCTTGTAAATTTTCTCATATTGAGGGGACATTTTGAAAGAAAATAATTCTTTCTGGGTGGTCTCCTCCGTATCACCTCCGAAATCCCAAATATGCAATTCGGGATCGTAATCTTCTTCAACGAGCTCTTCTTCTCCATCATGAAATTTTTGTAATATTTTCTGTTTAATATCTTTCCATGTATGAGAAGTATCAAAGCGACCGGTAAATTGTCCTGAATCAGAGTCAGATGACTCCGTGTCTGAGACAGAACGAGACTGGCGCTTAGATTTAGGCTTCTTAGCACGAGTTTTTGTACTATTGTTATCAACGGTACAGAATCGAGAAATGAACTCTCGATTGTAAATTGCTGGATTTTGAATGGTGTCGACAGCTAAACCAATGTTATTGTTTTCAATCATTGTGAAACAAATAGGTTTGGGGCGGCGGATCTTGGAATCCAAAGGACAATCTAAAATTGTACTAGAAGTAGGGTCTAAAGGGCTTGTTGAAGATACAATGCGTCCACGAGAATAATGTAAAAACATAAAATTCTATATCAGTAGATGATTATATACAACAAATGCGTAGACAGTCAGGCGACTGGATAAAAGATAAAACGAACTTATAAATAAGGGTTTTAC